CTGTGAAAGAACATCATCCTCGGATGCTTGCTCTGGAATTTCTTCCTCACTAGCTTCCTCGGCCAATTCTTGAGACTCTGGTTCAGGCTGCTGCCCTAGCAAAGAATCACTACGACTCTGAACGAAGTCAGACGCAGATATGTTTTGTTTGTCCACTGATTCTGGTTCAGCCTCAGCGATGGCTGTGTTGATTTCATCGTCCATAAATGTTTCCACTATTTTCGCCTAGCGAGAGCGTGGAAAAATTTTATCACAAACTATAAAAAATCTTTGTGTCTTTTTTGTAATTCTTCCGCTCCAACCATTTGCAATATTTGGTCGTAGCTAAGTATTCTACCGGACAATTGTTGAAGCTTGTCAGTGCTTGCCTCATGCAAATCGGATATACATTCCTCTCTGAGGGCACTAATAACTTTTATAAAACGAGCGAAATGCTCGTAGTTGTGCAAAACTTTTATATCGTCTTCTAAATTCACTGCTGAATATTTTGGGTTTGCATTCCACCCATCTGGGCAGGTGCCGTACCAATTCTACCTATTTGGGCATTTTCCGCTTGCTGCATAGAGAACTGATATTGGCCCATATACTTTTGCAAACGAGCTGAAAACGCTTGGTCAGTTTGCATACGCTGGGCAACATCTGGCTGCTGCAAGTATTCTTGAATAATTTGCATAGCCGCTTGAGCCCCATTAGGACGTGCTGGCATTTCGATGCCTGCGTAAATTTTAGATAAGTCATCTGTAATATCTTTAAGCATTTGCTGCTGTGCAGCTTCTACTGGTTGAAGAACACTGTCAGCCAATACCGGATCAACGCTACCAGCAATTAGTGTTACTAAATTATCCACGTTTATTCTTCCGTTCCTGTCCAACTGAAGCAAAGAAATCATGGAGTTGAGTTTGTTCTCCTGCTTTTCTGGGTCAGTGTTCTGGACATCATAGGAAATTGTTATGTCAAAGCTTTCATCAGGATTGCCCTTGTTGAACATCTGAGGATCTGGAACACCAGTAACTTGGAAGAAAACACTATCTGGACCAAAACGCTGAAAGCATTTGTAGCACATTGCTATCACATGGGAGCAATGGGTTAAAAATTTATCTACCAAGAACTGCTGTCTAATCTGACTAACCGGACCTTCTTTGTCTAAACCAACCAACCTGTCAGCCTGATCCTCTTGGGTTTTCTCCATTTCAATGGAGCCTTGGTTGTATTGGGGAATAGGACCAAATTCAAAATCTCCCTTGCGACGATATGGAATCATCCGTCCCGGACCCCAGTCTGTGGGAGCTTGCCCCACTGGGTGCATAATCGGAGGAATGGTCGCTAAACTATTTCGGTCAATTCGGCTGTCACGCTCTACCTTAATCTGATTCTGTATTCCACGCAAAAGATCAGGAATCGTTGTTGTGTCGTACAACCTTTTGCTGTCCTCGGAAAGTTTTGTTACTACTACTGGGTAGTCTTCGTACCCATTCAGCAGCTCAAACTTAGCATATCCGGGAACATTCTCATCTCCATCAAATTCCTTGTGGAAAATCGTACAATAAATTCCTTCAGATCCATCTTCTTTGTCTATTAACCTTTGGTATCCGTAAACAATTTCAATGAGCTCTTCGGCTTCGTATGCGTTATCGGTTAGGCTTATTGATCTCCTACCTTCCTGCTCTCGCTCAATAGAATCTATATTAACCCCACGGTATTTTTCAATAACGTGTTCTACAAAATTTTCATCCCAACCATCAGTAATCACTTTATTCTGCAATTCCTGTGCTGTGTAGTATGTTTTCCAAAAACAATATGGAGCCCGTTGTGGATCGGTAACATATGGAGGAAAGATGAAGTCTCCGTCTGGAGCCAACGTCTTCACATCTGGAGCATCCACCTGCCTTCTTACTATGGGTAGCTCGGCACTGCCCGTAGTCTTTAGTTCATTTAATGCTTTTTTAGCTCTTTTTTCAGTAACTCCTTGAAAACTATTTTGGAGCATTGCTAAAACGTCATCATCTGCTTGGCCTTCTAAAATAAGTTCTGCTAAAGCAGGATCAATAGATGCTATTTGATCTAAACTCAACCGTTGAAGGAACGATCTGTCTTCTCGGTGCCAACCAACATAAGTGATAAGCAACCCTCGCTCTAGCAAATAGTTGGCTCCCAGTTCCATCTCCTGTTTAAAACGAGGAATGTAACCGCTCTTTACCATCCACTTCAAAAAGTTGGTGACCACTTTGCTCCTGGCAACATCGTTAACCTCTACAGGAAATGCCTGTATGTTGGCCCTGCCCATTGCAGACAGGAACAAGGAAACCAATCTGGTTATGCGTTCATCAATGACATGGCTCTCCATGTCGGATGCACCTTCCCAAGGAAATGCGTCGGCACCATGCTTACGAAGGTCCCGGCTTTTGCCCGGCCACCAATTGCGTCGGTCATCATAGCTGCTTCTGCATAAATCAAAATAAGCTTCTAACTCCGTGACCGACTGGTCATAGGCATACCTTAGTGAATTGATGTCTGGGTCGTCACTAACGTAAGTTAGAGACTGGGAAATAGAGCTACTTTGCATTCAGCTTGTTTTTTACGTTGTACAAAACCCGATAAAAATATTGGTCGTTTACACCTATCTTATCACATAAATCACTGGTTTTGATCGGGTAAAGCTCTTCATGCTTAGCTATTCGACAAAACATTTCCCAAGCAACTAAACGATCAACCTGTTGGGAAATCCAACGATTGTTTAAGGTGATGTCATTTGACGTATCTAAATGACGTTCCGACATTATCCTCAATGGCTTCAATCTTTATTGTTTTTTGAGACATCCTATTCCTAAGATTTTTAGGAACAAGAACGGGAACATTTACTTTCATCTCGGAAATGTAAGCATAAACATATCTAGGATTTGGAGCCATCCTAGTAACCCTGCCAAGATAGTGCTTCGGAACAACCTCTGGAACATCTAAAGCTTTTTCCAGTATTTCCTGACCGTCCTCGTTTATCCAAAGACTCCTACCGGATCTTCCGGTCATCATAGATTCGGCCAGCTTGGACTTAGCAAGAGCTATTAGTTCATCAACATCTACATCAAATTTATCAGCCAACTTTCCTATTCTAACCTTAGCCATTAATATCCTCCTTTTGTTTTAGTAAATGCAGCAAAGCTTTTGTTCTCTATATGATTTGGCCCCTCTCCTCCATTCGCCATTCGCAAATAACGAATTAAGTCAAAAAAGTCTTTTAAGGCTTCGTCGGTTTTACCTTGTGAATTATAATTTAATAAACTGTCAATCAAATTACCACAATCTTTGTGGATATAACACATCGGTCTATTAACGGAGTCAATAGGTTCATTTGGGTTATATGTAAACCATTCGTCAACTGCACTAATTCCGACCTCCTCAATGCGTCCATCTGAAGGGTGGAACAGCATATCAAAGTCATCAAACAACGTAAACAAATCCTCGTTGTTGTCATTCTCCCTAGCAAAATACCTAGAGTCACCAATACGCTCAAAGACCTCCACTCCTAGTTCCTCTTCAATCTCTTGGAACAAATTTGCGTAGCCTTCTACATTCAGCCCAATCTTCCTAGTTGCTGGTCCAGTTTTCCACTTAGGGTCTCCGAACAAAGCCCACTCTCCATATGTATTGCGGTCGGGCCACTCTCGGCATATGTAAACGTAGCCGTCCCTATCTACAGCAGCCCACAAAGCAGTGAAGTTGCGAGCCCCGGCAGGGTCAACCACTTGATACACCGTAAACTTTTTATCGTCAGATATATCAGGAAAGGACATTCCATACTTGTTGGGTTCCTCACCAAGAACATTAACCTCAGTGTTAAACAAGGGAAGGAGAGATGTAATGCTTTTAACGGGAACACCATAGGCTCTTACCAATATTTCCTCCTCCGGCCTGTCCCGCAAATCCTTAGCTATACGTTCATAGCCGCCAAACGGATTTTCGTCCGAATGTAGGTAAACCACCGATGCGTCCCGTTTCGGGCTATATTGCTGCACTGGAAGTTCTCGGTTAAGAAGCTCCGCCCTTTTAGTTTTCAAAGTTTCGGAACCTTTTAAATATTCCGATATAAACGGAGTGTACCCATTGATAGGGGTGAAGGCTATCAACATCTTGGAATTCCTAGTAGCCAGCCTAAAACGTAAAGTGTTTATCAAGGCATCGTCACCAAGATATTCATCTAGCCATGTTCCTATGTTTAGCTTGTCCCCAGACTTAAACCCAAATTCAAAACCCTCCAAGATGGTTTGGTTGTTGGAAAACTGCGTGTAGGTTTTAAAATCCACCCTAGTCCGGGTATCGGGGAAAATGAAGCTACTACCTGTAAAACCATTTTGCATGGAGTAGTTTATGTAGCCCTCAATACTCTTGGTCTTCTTCTTAAACTCCTTGGGCATCATTTCCCAAACCGAAGCTTGCTGCACCTTTACGCTGGTATCAGCGTTCTGGGAAAAACAAACAACATGACCATCTGGGTTGTTTATTACACTTTCCATGACAATTTTGGCACAGCCAGTGGTTTTACCGCTCCGGTTTCCCCCCAAACACAGACACTCGTTGTATGTTCCTAGTCCATCTTTAATACGATCCCAGCCATCTAGGTTGAACCCATGCCTAACAGGATCTTCCTCAGAAGCCT